ATATTAGCCGCTACGGAGATGGACTAATGAAAGCAAAATGGGAAGCATTTAAGGCGTGGTGTAACGCCAAGTGGGTGGCTGTAAAGGCTTGGTTTTCAAATGTGAGGTTCTGACATGCTACCGATTATGGATATCCTAAGCATTGGCTCAAAGATTATCGACAAAATATTTCCAGATGCTAACGCCGCAGAAGCCGCCAAGCTCAAGCTTCTAGAGTTACAACAGTCTGGGCAGCTTGCACAGCTTAATGCGGACATGCAAGAGCAACAGGAGCTGACCAAGCGCCATACAGTAGACATGGCGTCAGACTCTTGGCTATCGAAGAACATTCGCCCCATGACCCTTCTGATCATTCTGGGTGGCTACTTTACCTTCGCAATGATGTCGGCGTTCGACATGGATACACACAAGCAGTATGTTGAGTTGCTTGGTCAGTGGGGGATCATCATCATGTCCTTCTACTTCGGTGGCAGGACGGTCGAGAAGGTTGCAGATATGGTTGAAAAACGTAAGGTAAAGGAAAGCGAAAATGGCAGCAAGTAATTGGCAAAAATCGTTTGAGCAGATGTTGGCGAGCGAGGGAGGTTATGTTCACCACCCATCCGATCCGGGGGGACGGACAAACCTTGGAGTTACTCAGCGTGTCTGGGAAGAATGGGTTGGGCGTGAATCTAACGAAAAAGAGATGCGTAGCCTGACGCCTGAGATGGTTGAACCCTTGTACAAGCGCAAGTTCTGGGACGCCTGTCGCTGCGACGATATGCCTTCTGGTATTGACTACCTTTTGTTTGATTTTGCGGTGAATGCGGGCTGTGGACGCAGCGCAAAGGTATTGCAGACTGCCGTGGGCGCTACCCCTGATGGTGGGATAGGACCGATGACCCTAGCGGCTGTAAAAGCCATTCCTGAAGCCGAGCTGATTGAGAAGTTCAGCCAAGCTAAGGAAGATTTCTATCGCAGCCTGAATACCTTTGATACATTCGGCAAAGGATGGTTAAACAGGGTAGCGGCTGTTAAAGTTAAAGCTACCACAATGCTTGGATAGAGGGTAAAATGTCAGACAAAGCGCTTTGGGATAAAACGCACTCAACATCACATATTTTGTGGGTAGCGCTATGACCGCAAGCTTTGTCCTCACCTATGACAGCCTAGTATCAACGATCGAGCAATATCTTGAGCGTAACGATGCCGCTGTCGTTGATCAAATCCCGACATTTATTACGCTTGCTGAGTTTGAAATTGCCCAGCAGATTAAGACTCTAGGTCAGATTGAGGTTGCCCAAGGCGTTATGTCTGTGGGTAACCCCATCCTCCAGAAGCCAGCCCGTTGGCGCAAGACTGTGTCGATGTCGGTCACCTCAGGCGGCGAGAAAACGCCTGTTTTCCTGCGCAAATACGAGTACCTGACCAATTACAACGCAGAGAGTCCTAGCGGATTGCCCCTGTATTACGGCGATTACGATTACGACAACTGGTTTATCTCCCCGATCCCTGATCAGGCATACACCTTTGAGGTGTTGGTGTATCAACGATTACAGCCGCTGTCTTCAACCAACCAGACAAACTGGATCACGAACAACGCACCGAACGCAATCTTGTTTGGCGCATTGCTTCAGGCGGTTATTTACTTAAAAGACGACGCTCGTCAGATATTTCAACAAAAGTACGACATGGCAATGCAAGCGCTCAAGGCAGAGGATGTTACTCGCGTGGGTGATCGTTCGGCTATTGCCGTGGACTCCTAGAGGTAACCATGACCAACACATACGTCAACCCGATTACCGGACAGACAATCAACCCATCGCAGATTGGTTACGAATCGCTATCAATCTCTACGGATACGCAGCTAGACTGGCCCATCAACGGAACGACAAACACCAATGTTGTAGCAGCAATTATTCAGGTCACAGCGACTGTTGCATCGCTCAAGTTAGAGTTGCCGTCTGCGCTACAGGTAAGTACGGGTCAGAGCGTATTGATCCAGAACATCGGTGTAAACGCATTCACCGTTACAGATATCTCTGGCAACACGATCGTATCGATCGCCTCAGGCGTAGCGCAATACATCTTCCTCACCAGCAATTCTACAGATAACGGTACATGGTCGACCGTTACATTTGGTGCTGGTACTTCATCTGCAAATGCCGCAGCGTTGGCTGGATATGGATTATTTGCATCGGGTGTTACGCTTAATCAGGAATATGTAGAGAGTTCTGTTTTTTCAAGCACTGCTCTGAATGACACTTACCGCGCTCAGTTTTTAGTGTGGGCGGGTGGCGTTGGTACATTTACATTACCCACAGCTTCTTCGGTTGGTAATGGTTGGTTTGTAATGGTTCGAAATGGCGGATCAGGCATCCTAACCATTAATCCTAGCGGCACAGACACTATTGACACCAACTCCTCTCAGCAGCTACAGCTTACTGAGTCATTGGTTGTTGTATCAAACGGCATTGATGGCTATAGCACATTCGCATATGGGCGTAGTAATACATTTGCTTATACACAGCTTGCCAAGACGGTTACAGGCGGCACAGACACGCTTACAGCGGTTGAGTATGCGAATGTCGTCCAAGAGTATTTCGGCGCTTTAACCTCGAATCAGATCATTGTTCTGCCGTCTACGGTACAGATTTATTACCTGAACAATCAGACGACTGGATCGTATTTATTGACCTTCAAGACATCGGCTGTCGGTGCGGCAACTGTCACTGTTCCGCAAGGTCAGACACTAACGGTCATTTGTGATGGTACAAATGTATTTAACTCAAGCTCAGCATCTGGGGGCGTGGTTACATCATTAACCATTAACCCCGGATCGGCGTCAGCCCCTTCATTAAACTTTGCTGGCAACATAACCACTGGTATGTATCAGCCTGCAACCAACCAAGTCGGTTTTGCTTTGGGCGGATCAAACGCATTGACGCTTACTGCTAGTGGTTTGTTCGTTCCTGCTGGCGTCTCAGGCGGTACATTCTGATATGGCAGCTAAAGTCATCAGTCTAAACATTAAGCCGGGCATCCAGCGCGATGGTACGCAGTTTGATGCTCCTGTTTATGTTGATGGTCGATGGGTGCGCTTTCAGCGTGGTCGCCCCCGTAAGGTGGGTGGCTACAAGGGTATCTTCCAGAACGCCGCAGGAATCAGCCGTGGCATGATTTTAAACTCAGAGAACGGTCTGAACTATGTGTACTCAGGCTGGAGCGATGGGTTGCAAGAATGGGTAACAGATGATGATGATGGTGTCGGGTCAGGTCCTACCAACATTCAATTTTCTGGGGCTATTTTAACAATACCTACTTTGGTGGGTGGTAGTGCATACACAAACGGCACTTATTCTGGTGTTGCACTAACTGGAGGGTCAGGCTCTGGTGCTATTGCAGATATTACAGTTGCTGGCGCTATCGTTACCGTGGTGACTTTGGTTTCTGGTGGTATTGGTTACCTATCTGGTGATGTGCTAAGCGCTCCTGCGGCAAGCATTGGCGGCACTGGTACTGGATTTTCTGTTACCGTTGCCACTGTTGCTTCAAGTTTTACAGCCAACAATAACAATCTGTGGCAGATGGATATTGGTTTTGACTCTGGTGGGTCAGGCAATCAGACGATTGTTGCGCACCCCGGTCAGAACCTGACAAATATTGACAACACGATCAACACGCCCGTATTGTTTGGTGACTTCCCAACTGGGACGATGAGCCAAGTAGGTGTGTTTACAGCCGCTGGCACGATGGTGGTTGGTCCGCCGAGCGTATTCACGATTGCTGCTGTTAATGCACTGATTGCTATCGGTCAAGCAGTCACAGGCACGGGCATTCCATCAGGTACTACCGTCACAAATGTGTTGATTGGATCGAGTACGACAACAGTGACCCTGTCAAATACCGTATCAACTGCTGGCGCATTGACACTCACATTCAACAACAACATCAGCGTATCTGGTGGTTGCGTATTGTTACACCCATACCTCTTTGTGTATGGCAACAATGGTCTGATCAAGAACAGTTCGGCTGGCAACTTCCAAGACTGGGTATCCGCAGACGCCAACGAGAACACCGTATCGGCAGGCAAGATCGTCAAGGGTATGCCAGTGCGAGGTGGTACGACATCCCCATCAGGGCTGTTTTGGTCGCTTGATTCAGTGATTCGTGTGAGCTACGCCCCCACAACGGTCGGCTCAAGCACGATCTATTGGCGCTACGACATTGTGACAAGCCAAAGCTCGATCCTGTCGTCCTCAAGCGTCATTGAATATGATGGCTTGTTCTTCTGGTGTGGTGTTGACCGCTTCTTGATGTACAACGGCGTGGTGACTGAGATTGCCAACAACATGAACATCAACCACTTCTTTGACAACCTGAACTACTCTCAGCGTCAAAAAGTGTGGGCGACCAAGATTCCTCGTTGGGGTGAGATTTGGTGGTTCTATCCTCGTGGTAATGCCACTGAGTGTACAGATGCGATCATTTTTAATGTGCGTGACAAGATTTGGTATGACGCTGGTGAGGCGCTAGGCGCTCGCCGCTCGGCAGGCACATTCTCCGAGGTGTTTCGCAAGCCAATCTGGGCGGGGAACGAAGAAAATGAATCAGGCACTTATACGCTGTGGCAGCATGAGTCAGGCACGAACCTTGTGAACTTGAGCCAAGAGAGCGCCATCCAGAGCTACTTTGAGACGGACAGCCTTGGCTGGGTGAACGGCGGACCGAACCAAAACGATCCGATCGGCTTGAACAACTGGATCAGGCTTGAGCGGGTTGAACCTGACTTCGTACAGTCGGGAGACATGAATCTGTATGTGACGGGTAAGGGTTACGCATCTGCTGAGGATGTGGTGACGGGACCGTATGTGTTTGCCCCCGACACACTGAAGATCGACATGCGTGAGCAGCGTCGTGAGATGCGATTACGGTTTGAGAGTAATGTCGTCAACGGCAATTACGAGTGCGGCTTGAATCTGTTATCCGCAGACATCGGTGATGTCCGGTCAGTTGGAAATCCGTGATGAAGGGGAATCGAATTTGGTAACCTACGATCCCAGAGGACAGACTTGGGACTCATGGTGCGCCTTGATGGCTGAGTTGTTTGCTCCCCAACAATTAGGCACAGTGCCTGAAGATCGCTGGAAGGAGTGGGGTGATGCGATGGCTGGCATTGGTTACTTTATGAGTTCTGGTGTGCCTGATACACGCATATTCGACAGATGGGAAGATTGGGCGGCATCGATCGTTGGCGTTATGGATATAAGGTCATGAGTCCTCAGTTTGGGGTTGAGCACATCGAAAACATTGTCGATGAATTAGCTCCTCTGGCTGTTGAGCATCATGCAGAAGTAAATGCGTTTTCTGACACCAAATTGAACATTAATTGGGATCGGTATGTTGCAGCAAAAAACATGTATCAGCTCATTACCTGCCGCATAGGCGATGAACTTGTGGGCTGGATTGGGTTTTTTGTATACGATCATATGCGGCATATGGATTATAAAATAGCCAAAGAAGATTGGTACTATGTTGTCCCAAAGTGCAGAGGCAACGGGATCGGCAAGGCATTATTTAAGTACGCAGAAAATGTATTGCGTAATGCTGGCGTTAATCGTGTGATGATGAGCTGTAAGGTAGACCACGACCACGCAGGATTGATTGAGTCTTTGGGTTATACGCATTACGAAAAGAATTTCACTAAGGTGCTTGCATGAAATATAACCACGACAGTATGTTGCCAATCGGTGCTTTTAAGCCTCGTGGTAGTGTCGTGGGTGGACGCTCTATGCGTCTGCATAGCGGTGATAGCGGATATTTTGATCAAGCTGCATCCGACGCTGCGGATTTAAGACACGCACAATGGATGGCTGGTCGTGGTGATACTAGCGTGTTGGACAGGATAAATGCAGCTCCTGCTCCTGACCCTGCGTATAACGA